CCCGGGGTACGATCTGCGTTTCTTGTCATCTTGAACAAACGTAGCGAATCGCTAAGACGCGATATAACCGAGCCATCACCGGGAGGTAATAACTCGTACGGGAGGGATGCCACTTCCTCCACTCGCAACGTCTCCTTCACTTTGTTGGTATAAGCGCGAACGTAACAGGCAGGGATTAGTTCCTGTCCGCTCGTCCGCTTCACCTTCAGGACTGATCTAAAAGACATTGCGTTAGGTATAGCGCGCGTACGAAACTTGGGCCGGCGAACCTTAGCCCTAGCAACCCCGCGCTCCCTCACACGCTCAATCTCGTCAATCATTGCCCGGTGTTCCTCATCTCGATCCAAGTGATAACCCTCTGGCTTCTCAGCCATAGCGATTACACCCTTCTCAATAGTCCGAACACTCTCAGGTCGACTGGTAAGGGCCTTGCGTATTTTCTTGTCTTTGCGACACAATCCCTGAAGAACTGGGGGTATCCTGTCAAGCTGTTTATCCGACTGTTTCGCCAGAATATGAGCGTTGGCACGAACCACCTTTCTGAAAGTTTTCCCGTTATAGGTCGCCTCGGCCGCAAAGCCAAGAACGTCCTCGGTACCAGAATCCATCCAGATCGCGGATGCGTTAAACTTTCGCACTTCGTTGCCGTCAGCAAACAATGTTGAGTTAATCTCAGCGATGCGATCAGAGAATAAGGTCTTCTCTTCGTTCACCACCAGGCCAACATGTTTCCCTTCATCGGCAATCAACCCTCGGAGATTCGTATTGGAACGGGGCTCGCGAACAAGCAAGTCGTCCCCGTTAATCAGAAGTGGGTGACTAACCCATTCTTTAAACGAAATCTCCTCCCTCTCGAGAAGCCGGACTAATGCTAGATCAACTACGGTCTTATTGATCAAACATAGCAGCGGGAAACTCATGACCGAGCCCATGGGCTGGCCAGTCTCCGCGACGCAATCACCTAAGCTCAGATTGCTAAGCACCCGAAGGGCTCGACGCTCGTCATCGCTTAAGTGATCCGCCTTCTCCTCCAATACCTCAACTGCCGTACGAACGTAAACGCTCTTTATATTGTCTGTCGCTTGACTGTAATCAAACGAACATAGGCCGGCGCCTGTGAGATTACGGATATGCTCACTGGTAGGTTTACCCACGAGCAACCACCCTTTCCTACGTAAGCTGTCATAGAGACTGTAATGAAGAGGCCCGAGAATCCTAGTGTTTTCAGACGAGTATAGAGTCACTATCCTCGGCTTACCAGAACTGAATACCAACTCAGTTCTGCACTCCTCTGAGAATTCCTCAACATTCCAATTGCCTCCGTCCTTCCTACGGAAACGCCGGGTAGCATTACCGTTGGGTATGAAAGGACGCCTACGTGTGTCCCATCCCTTCTCGACATTCACAGCAAAAGCCATACGAAACCTGGCTAAATGCTCCAAGTCGACCTCGACTGGTTGGACACGAGCGCTTCTCCATTCAGCTAATTTTGCCTCGAAGCGCGGGAGGCAGTCTTGACAACAGCTCTTTTCGATCTTTTGAACTGTTTTAAAGCTTAATTCACCAACTGGATCAACATTGGTGAAACAGGAGCGTACAGCGGACCGAAGTCCACCGCACAATATGGACGAGGGGGGGTCACTGACCTGCGTATAGCCAAGATCGCTAAACCAACGGACCAGTGTTCGAGCCTTACCCCCAAGGCGTAAACGGAGAGAACAACCGTCTTCCGGCATATCTTGCAATACCGAATATGGATTGGAAGATCGTTCTGCTGGGAGTTCTGAGGACTCTCCCAAAAACTCAAATAGCTCACTTTCGTATGCCGCTAGCTCGATCGCGGATGTGGGAAGCCGGTCTTCCCCTACCAAGGGGGTCGCCCCAGCCTCTCTATGAGGCAGGCATGGATCCTCCGCGTTCGCAGAGGGGTTACACCAACTCTCCATTTGCGGAGCGTAGGCCCCGAGAGGGAAGTTGTAATCCGGAAAACCCACTGTGGCACTTTCTTTATTTATACACGTGATTGTAGCCATATCGCTTGCGCTGGTAGTCGTGTCCGCGCTTCTTTTACGAAGAATGCTAGAAACGTTGGATACTCAGCCGAAACCTTTCACCCAGGTTATTATTGTTTTGTTACGCGGTACTCCTCACTAGTCGGAACTCCGCGGAGCATTTACAGTTTTGTCTGGCCTCGAAAGGACTACCCCCTTGTTTTACGATGATAGGGTTACATCATGTGGTTTCTTTCATTTGTGTTACCACCAATACCAAACCCCGGGATCAAACGTCATCAGTTGACCCGGTACGTAAACTGCCCTGGGAAGGCAATAAACTCAAC